GAACTTGCTGATAAAGGTTATCGTCTAGGCGTAATGCTTTTTCATACGCATCCTCTAATGTCGTTGCTACACCGCTTTGCAGCAAACTAATCATTGTCGGACGCGCTTCTTCAAAATGCTCAGCCTTCATTGCGAAACTGTCAATTTCGCTTAGCAAAGACTGGTTCTGCACTTGCTCTTGTTGCTCTTTCCAGCTCATCACCTCGCCACGAACTCGATTCAGTTCTTGTTGAAGTGCTGAGATATTGGGATCAACCATCTGTTGTGGCAGTTGGCTCATGTCACCCAAATTCACACCGTACTGCTGCGCGAGTCGCATAAAAAGTTGTTGCTTTTGCTGCGGATCGCTATACCGTAATGCGTGATCGGCTTCCATCAAGGCTTTGACAGCCTTCGGTGCATCCATCCCCAACCCACGGATGGTTTCCATGTAGGGGTTCAAGACCTCGTTAAACTGGTCTGCAATGCGGGCTTTTTCCATCAGGGGCTGAACCCCTGCTTTCATCTGTTCTTCGCGCTGCCAGGCGTATTCTTTCATCCTGTCATCAGCGGTTTGCCAAACGTCGTGATAATCCTTTTTCCACGAAGCCGGTGGACGCTTCCACACCGGTTCTTCAACAGGCTCTTGCGCCTGCTGCATCATCGTCTGTTCGGGTTCTTTCGGAGCAAACTTACCTTGCTCGTCGCGGGGTACATCCTCGCGGACAGGTTCGGGGGCGCTTTCGACTTGCTCAAACTGTTCCAGCAGCTTTTCTCTGCGGGTATCTTCAACCGGTGCTATTGCATTCAGATCGCTCATTATCGTTCCCTGTGGGGGTTAGTAAATCTTGCGTCATCACGAAGTTTGTTGAGAATCTTGTTTGCTTCGGAATGCGTCATGTTTGCTAGTTGCGCCCGCAATACTTCTCTGCGGTTATCCCTGACCGGAGCAACTTTCGTTTCCATCTTTTCGTTGCCAACTTCAATGCAGCCATGCGCTTGCAAGTGTTCCCTGTGACGACTGCGGCTGGTAATCATTGATCCGTCAATCATGGACTGATAAGGCTGAATGTCGGGCATTACATGGTGCAAGGGAGTCGGTTGGTACTCACCAACTTCTATCGCCTCACCGTCAACGTAAATCCAGCGTTTTCTCATAGAAGTAACAGAATTTCCTCGTCATCGATTTCAACGTGCTGCTGCCATATTTGTTCAGCATTCTTAAGATCGGCAATCAACTTATCAAAATCAAGGTTACTTGTCAAAATCTCTTGCTTGGTAATGTAATTCAGCGGCTCAACGACTTCGGGAATATCCTCTTTGCCCTCAACAATTCTTTCATATAGGGCGAGAACTTCCCGGCGACGCTCCTCCCGTACCGCTTTTTCCCTTGCAAAGCGATCTTTCAGCTTGTCGCCGTCATGCGTATCAAGGTCAATCAGCGTGGGAACGTAATCCCACGTTGCCTCATCCCATGTGCCGGTGTCCCATCCCCCATTCATGTGACGATTTCAACCCCAACCGCTTTGCCGTCCGGCCCACGGATGATGCGTTTCGGTGCAGCCATAACCGTCATCAGGTTGTCGATCTTGCCCGCAGTCTGATCGTGCAGCATCGCCATGTCCTGCTGTAGCCGCTCGACGTTTTGCAGCGCCATTTGCACGCCATTGCCCAGCTCCGCGGTCATGCGCTCAGCAGAGGCAGTTGCAGCCTCGACCAGCGGGATATCCACGCCGGGATTCGCTCCAATCCGCGCCACGGTAACTTTTGTCGCTGCATCGAGTTCCGTTTTCCAGCGGTTGTATTGATCCTCCATTTCGACCTTTTGGCGATCAAACTCCATTTTCTGAGCATCCATTTGCGCCCGCATCTGCTCAATTTCGACCTCGCGCTGCGTTTTGGCTTGCTCAAGCTGCAACTTAGCCTGCTCAATCTGCATCGTGGCTTGCATCTTGGCTTGTTCTAGCTGCGCATCGGCTTGCATCTTTGCTTGCGTCATTTGCTGCTCAGCCTGCATTTTCAGCATTTCGGGATTCTGCTGCGGCTGTGGCGGCGGGCGGTTCACAATCTTGTTAATGCCAGCGTCAATCGATCCCTCAAGCTGCCGCGCACCCTTGAACGATGCGACCATGAACTTCATCGTTTCGCCAATCATCGGGATCATTTCCGGCGCTTGCGTACCAAGCGGCAAGGCTTCCCGCAAGAACGTTCCCAATGCGGAAATAAACTCAGCCCGATCCCGCTTCATCTGCTGCTCGTCCAGTTGCACCAGCGAATCCGCTGCCACCTCAATGCGGAAATTCCGCAGGGGTTTGTCCTTCAGCAGCGCGAGTGCCTGGCCGATTAGTTCCTGGTCTTCCGGCTCTAACTGGTCCGCAGCAGCATATTGCAAGATAGTCGCGGGCTGGAACTTAGTGCAGATAACCTGCGCCTTAAGACGAAGCAAGCCCGTCGCAAACAGCGCCACATCCTCTTGCATAGCCCGCAACCGAATCGAGGCATATTGCCCCTTAATCTGCTGTGCGGTAGCCGTCTCAGACGCAAACGACGATCCTCGGATAATGTCCGACAGACCTGTGATTTCGTAGATTTGATTCTTGATTTCCGTTCGCGCTTGGTAGCATTGGATCAGCGTGGCGGCGATCATGTCGATAGGCAGGAAGTCAATTGCGCCCTTCAAGCCACCTTTCTCGCCAAACGCCATCCAAGTATCAACCGGCAACAGAGCGTTGTTTTCGCCCTCAGTCATCAGTCGCTGCAATGCAGGCTGAGAAGCATCGTACACACCGCGCACACGCAAAGCCTTAACCAGCCCATCAATGCGGTCAGACAGAATATCAAGCTCGTTCGCCTGATCCTGATACAACACAAAGTCAGGAACAGGAACTAGGGTATCGCTTGTGACTGTGGCATACAACGGACGCGGGCAGGGGAAGAATCCTTCCAACTCTAACGGGTCATCGCGCTCGTCAATGATGTTAGGCATCGATTTGCTGAACCAGTAAACCTTGCCGGTTTCCTTGTCCCAGTATTCACAAATCTTTGCGCGGGTGTGTTCCTTGGTGGACTGCCCGTATTGCTTGAGGGTGTCCGGGCCTGCATCAAAAGGAATTTTGTTACCGACTTCCTCGCCAAACCGCTCTACCAATGCCTCGCGGGTCATGTAAACCCATCGCCACACCGCCGTGACTTCTTCCCATGTCCTAGCAACAGAGTGCCCGAAGTCCTTCCAATGGACATAATCCACGGGAGCGCATTCGTACTCGATCTGCTCTAGCGGTTCTTCGCCAGCTAAGGCTTGATTGCCCGCCTCCGGCTCGTCAATGTCCTCGGTAATTTCCAGCCCATCCTCGGGCATACCGATAGCTTGAACGTGTGGCTCATACCGCACCCAAGACGTACCGCGCCCGCCGAGGAAACGATCCTCGACTGCGTGCTTCATGGTGCTGCGAAAGTCGGGGTAATGCTCAATCTCAAAATCTAGCGCCCGCTCTATCAACAGGGAAGCAACCCGCCCGACTTGATCGTTGTCACCAAAGCGACGCGATACATCAGCCTTCGGGAGACGCGCATAGACCGCAGGAATCAGCGTCTGAACATTCGACCATAGGATATTGAACTTAGCAGTCTCGTTGGTGTTCTGACTGCGGTTATCATCCCGATAACGCTTAATAATCTTCTGAGCGCGGGCTTCCCACTTCTTAAAGTCGTTGTCATAGGCTGCAACATTGTGCAGCAGCTTCTGCAAGCCTGTGCTTTGCGGTTCGTCCATTATTCTCGTCCTAGTATATTCAGCAAACCTTCATTGCCAGGAAATACAACGAAATTGCGTGTTCCTGTGCTTGCGCCGCGTGATCCAGCGTCTAAATATTGGATGCCGGGAATTCCAAATTTTGCCAAATGCGTTTCTTGTCCTTGCGCCATTGGGCCTGCTAATGCAGAAGATTCTGTATTGATGCCGGCTCGTTTAAGTGCCTCTAATACTGCTGGCGCTTGTTGGTTGATCGGTTTGTCATAATCCAACATCCGAGCCACGGATTCGTCAGGCAAGTCTACTTTGTAGAGTGAGCCTAATTCATTTGGCTTTGCGCCAACCGCTTCAAGTTCATCAATATATTTTGCTCCTTGTTGAGCCGGCCAAGGATAAAACTTTCCATGTTCTGCAAGTTGTGCGCGAACCTTGCCATAATCGCCACCAGCAGCCGATAAATCTTTAGCAACCCAACGCACATTTTCAGGAATTGGCATTAAAGCCCCTGATTTATCGCGCATTTCCAAACCACCTAAATTGCGTTTATATTCTGCCGCGACAGTAGGCAATTCAGCCACATAATGCCCGTAACCATAAACCTGCGCGCCCTCGCCCGTTCCGATCTTAGTCGGGTCAAACTCACCTAGCGGATTCTTGGCCGTTGCGGCAAAGCGATGCGGCGTGCCGTGATACACAATCGGCGCTGCCATTGAAGCGGCTTCCATTGCCCTCGCCTGATTACGTTCCTGCACATCTTCGGGCACACCAAACACCGAACCACGCCAGAAGCGAGTTCTAGCCAAGTCGTTCACCGCATTGACGGGCTCGGCTGATCCGTAACTAGAGCCTGTTCCCAAAGCCTTCAAAGCGCCGATAAGCCTGCTTGGTACTTTGGCAAGCTGTTGCGCCATTGTGGGCGGTGCAGCCGTTGCTCCTCGGTAAGCTAACGCTGCGGCTAAGCGGTCATTATCAGCCACGATTACGCTCCGAGATTGCACGAGCTTTGGCGCGGGCATCCTCTTTGCTGGATGCACCCCACGCCTTCAAAGCCAATGCCAATCGAGTAGGTTTGCCGTTCTTTTCCATCGGGCCAGGCATATTGCCCATGCGAGCAAGAAAGGACGCGCGACGCGGGTTATCGCCAGCCTTGACGGGAGGCTTTAGCGTGCCGCCTGTCTCCGCGTGATAGCTAGCCCGTCCCTTGGCGTTCAAGCCGCCCTCGGGGTTTTTACCCTCGCTGCGTGTCCATGCTGCGCTCATTTGTTCTCCGGCTTCACAGTCTTGGCAGATTCACGGAAAGCCTTTGCAGTCGGCGCACCGGGATCGCCAGGCTTACGCATCTTCTCGCCTGATCCGTGCTTGATCCGTTCCTGCTTGGCTAGGATGTTGGCATAAAGCCCCGGTTTGTTCATCATGCCGAGAATATGCCTACAGCAATAACGCTTACACCGCTGCCAGTCGTAACCTTCCACGGGCCGGTAGCCGCTGCCATGTTCAGCTCAAGGCTGTAAGTGCCAACGGGAGTCGTTGCGCCGGTGATGACGATGCTCGTCGATCCATCAATCAGCGTGACGTTTGACGCGGTATTGTTCGCTGCGACCACGATCAAGCGATGGACATAATCGCCTTTAGCACCAGTTCCACCCAGTACCTGCGCGGTTTGACTTGCTGCTACGGTTTCATACGCATAAGCGTACGGGTAAGAAACGCCACTCATATTCTTGCTCCTTTAGGTTTAACAGTTGACCACATATCGTTAAGGGTAACTGTGTTTTGCGGGCCTACCATCAGAGGCTTCTCTCTATCCGGCGCTCTGATTACCGGCTCTTGCTTCCATGCGATTGCCATCATACGAAAAGCATCCGCAGGGTGGCTAGTCCAATCGTGTCTCGGAGTCTGTCTGAATGCCTTTTTGTCCTCGTCATACTCGCGCTGATACAGCTTTAATGCCTCGATGCCCTCGTAACACTTGTTGTCAAACCAAGTGATCGGAAGCATCTTCCTTACTGCTTGAATGCCGTCTTGGATCGACAAATCAGGGACGATAGCCAACGAGGAAATGCCCAAGTGCGCCCCAAGCTGCTCAATGATAGACTTGCCGCCGCTGGCAAGGGTCTTGGCTTTCGCGTCGTGCGGTAGCCAATGCTTACCATAGCGATAACCTCGGCTCTCGATAACCTGCGCGAGTTCTTCAATGTTTGCGCCCGATACCGAGTAATGGTCGATAACATGGATTTCTCCCCGCAAGACTTGATACCACCATATAGCTGTGTCGTCCCGGTAGCCCAAGTCCCACGCGGTATGCACCGGTACGCTCGGGTCAACATCAATGCTTGTTACACGCCCTTGCTGCTCCAGTTCTCTGAATTCTGTACCGTAAAAAGCTCCGAGGATTGCAGCTTCAAATGAGCATTCGTATTCCTGCAAATACTGATCCTCGGACAATTGCGCCCTAGCTGCTGCAAGCTCGGATGGAGGAAGCAGCCCCGACGTAGAAGCGGGCAGGCGCAGCAGGAACCATTCGTGAGGGGAACGAATGGCGTTTTCATAAATCGACCAAAACTGATTTTTACCCTTGGGCGTACCACCAAACACCGCCCACCCCTGTTTATCGGAAAGCGCAGGACGGATAACGTTTCCCCATACGCTAGGCTTGAAGTCTCCGTACTCGTCCATGTAGATACCGTCAAAGCCCAAACCACGCATAGCGTCGGCATTGTCAGCACCGAACAACCTTACTTTCGCCCCGTTCATCAGCGTAACTGTTAGTTCAGCCTCGTTACTATCGAGGATGATTGGCGCGGCAAAGGTCTTGAGATAATCCCAAACCACCGACTTCGCCTGGCTGCGGTACGGTGCGATGTACCCAAACAGCGGGAAAGTGCTCTTACAAGTAGCCGCTGCCCTGATTACGTCATTGATAGCCGCTACCGTCTTGCCTGCGCGCCTGTGGGCGACTAAACAGCCCCATCGCTGCGTGCGTGCATGGAAGGGGAGGAAAGCCCGTCTCGGCGCATAGGGGAGGATTATTTGGGATCGGCCCATCGGATTATCATCTCCTGTGGCCCGCCCTCATCACCTACGTTTTCAGTCCTAGCCAAGTCAGGAACGACCTTTTTCAGCAGAATGTCCGCTGCCTTCACTTGGCTGTTTGATAGCTCAATCTCGCCCTCAACGTGCTTTAAAAGACGATTCATAATCTGACTGGCTTGAATCTTCTCCCGCCATGAGTCAGATAAAGTTATCTTTCGCTTCCTAGCCGCCATATCATTGATTTGCAAGTAAAATTGTCAACATACTTGAGTTAGTGCTCACTAATGTTAGTTAGTGGTTACTTACCCATCCGTTTCATGGCTTCGGCTAACTTCTTGCCCTTGTCAGCAGCGTTGAATTCCTTCGCTACTTTGACCGGTACGCCGACCTTCTTGGCGAACTCGGGATTGTGGGCAGCAGCCGCCATCATGCGGGCTTGGGCAGGGGAGTGACTGGGCATTATTTCCTCACTTGAGGAAGCGAAGTTTGTAGAGGGTCGAGTCGATCTGATCCGCAATCTCGTCAACGATGTTCTGAAGCTGGCTCTCGCTGGGCAAATCTTTGCGAATGTCATCCACAAAGTCCTTGATCTGCGTCAGATACTTAACCGGCTCTGTGGCTAGGTGGAAGTCCTTGGGGTAGTTCGTGATGAGGTCGTAGCACCCTTGATAAGCCTCTGCCCACTTGTCGGCAAGCTCTACGATTGCGTCGTAATACTCACCAAGCGCCATGTGCTGCGCGAAACTCTTGGTTTGCAGGTGCATGAAGTGCGTCACGGTTGCCGAGTGAAAAAGAACACTAACAAACGCCGCCGC